ATTTCAAAATGTTTGTCACCAAAGGATTCTTCGGAAGGTATCCAAAGTCTCGGTTGTTTTCGGAAGGCACGTTGTCGTGCACGTAGACGTTCCCGAGAGACTCGGTATGTCTAGTCGATACAAACCCTTGTGGGTTTGAGGATATACGACTGGGATTATCGTCGCATCCGGAACGCGTCAAGTTCATGTCGTGCGTCATCAAATTACTCGTTTTCTGAATGTTAGGCTCGTACCCAGACACAATCGCCTTTTGGTACATGTCGACTTGCGCGTCGGTTCTCGTCGCATTGGAGATGTACGCCCCGCGCCCGGTCTGTAAGCGTCCCGTGTCTTCCGCGTTATTTGCGCTCCCACGAAGCGTGGAACGGTTCAGTGGGTCGGTCGGAACTTTAGTGTGTCCGCCGGTATTGTTGAACGCGGTACCGATGTATGCCTGGTGAGTGCTTTGACGGTGCGTGGGTTTTGCGTCGTTCATTTGCTGAATCGTGTGTCCTCGAACGCCACTACCAGCCCCGTAATAAGCGCTGTTCACCCCGGTCTGGTCCAGAGTAGGCTGTCCACGCTGCGTAGCGCTGTCTACAGCGGAGACGTTGTACGTCCCGAACTGATTACCGGCCACGTTGGTACGGTGCGTATTGACCGTTTCTCTTTCGGTGGCGTGGTGTAAATACTGTGCGTTTTGATACCCACCAGGGTTCGTTCCGACAAACCCCCCACCTAGTGGGGTTCTTGCCCCCATAGTGCGATCGGTATCGCGCGTGAACTGTTGGCTCGTATACGTCCCGCCGTTGGAAAACACGCTACCGGAGTTACATGTGTTTAGGTTTTCGCCGTTCGTGGATTTCAAATGGTAAGGTGCGTTTTGTCGAGGCGCGGAGACCGCCGCCGGAGTTTTGGCGTGGAAAGGGCGTTCCCCAACCGTTCTCATTTCATCGTCGGTTAGATTTACGCTTAGACTTTCGCGCGTGTTTTCAAAAGAGTCCAAGGGTCGGTTCGATACCGCACTACCTCCATGAACGACATCACCCGCGAAAGTGTTTTTGCGATACCCGTTGACGTTATCGGGCATGATTCGGAAAAATTGATGAAACCCTCCGTCCGACGACGTGACCGGGTCGATCCCCAAACCAGGACCCACCTGTTGCTGGACGACGGGGGATGCGCTATGGTCTTTACCACTGAGTGAGTTCTTGTACACGTCGATATTCGGCTCGAACAAACTACCGTGCATATTGGCAATGCCACGAACCGGTGAGGGTGCGACTATTTCCTTTTTAGACATATGGTCCATATTTCCCAACCCAGAAAACGTCTGAAGGCGCCGATCCTTCAGTGACTCGTTCGTATTTTGTGACTTTTCGCTACGGAAGTAGGGAAGAACCACCTGGTCGTTTTGTAAATGACGCCCAACGTCGGCTTTGAAATCGGCTTCTAAATCCGCTGTAGTACTCTGCCGGGGCGGTGGTAAAGGGGTGAGGAGGTTTACGTTCTTTACGTTCTTCACGGGTGTGTTGAGGTATCCGAAAACACCGAGCAGACCTAATGCCACCAATTCCATTTTTTCTTATGTTAACAACAAATTATTTATTTTCAAGCGTACTTGGCAATCCAACGAGACGGTGCTCCGAAAAGGGTCTGATTGTCGTAACTGTTGTTCTGAAAGTCAACGGGATCAAACCGATCCAAGGTTCGTTCGAAGTAACACGACTTGGACATACGCGTTTGTTCACCAAACTCGGGTTCGTAAGACTGTGCGTGATGAGACGGCGCGACTTCTTTCGCTACCACGGTCGTCGGTGTGTTATCCACCGGTTCGGACTCTTTTCCGCGAATTAGCGCGGTTTCCGTGTCGACGTTCGTCTTGGAGTTGGTCAACCGACAGTTGTACGTGCACGGTGTTTGCATATTCATGAAATTTTCTAGTACGTAACTTTCCACCTTGTTGGATTGCTGTTCGCGTGAATAGACCATTTTTTTCAATTTACCATTACTTAAAGATTTAAATTCCTGTAATTGGTTCGTGTGCTTACATTTCCAATGGTATCGTGATAGTGGGTTTGCATGGGCGCGGGTAGTTCGATGCGGTCAAACACACCCTGTTCACGAGGCGCGCACTCCACCCGCGTCTGTCCGTGGAACAACATGGACTCTACGTCCACGGGACCGTCGTTGCGTGCTTTGAGAGGGGCCGTACCGAACAGTTCGGTGCTGGGGGCATCACCCACTTCGTTGAGGCGCGTGGGCTTCGAACGAAAGTTGGACTCTATATCGATGTCGCGAAGACCCTGTCGCGACTGATACAAGCTACTTATTTCCGGCATGTGATAGCGAAGAGGTTTGGTACTGTTGATGGTATGCGCCCTCTCTTCGTCTTTATCGTAAAACGTGCGGGAAAACATTTTACATTAACGGTAATAAATTAAATCAACACGCTTTGATCGTCTTCTCACATCGCATGACTTGGTCGGGGTTGTAAAGCCAGTTCGCAAAGCCGGTTTGGTCGTTCGTAGGCACGGTATAAAACTGACGCTGGGAGTTGTTTTTCCCGTAAATGTCCCAATGACTCAAGGGAAGATTATCGTGAAACGCTTGGTGTACCTGAGCCGCCGTTCTCGGGTTGTCGTGATTCACGGGACAGTTTTTCGTAATGTCATGTATCCCAATAATCGGATTTCCCATGGAGTTGTTTGAAGTGATACCGGGGCAGTCGAATGACACTACTTCTGTTGGCACATGACCGCCCAGAATAGGCCCAGACGTTTCCTTTTTGGGGCGTGTCGTCGTTAATACGGTCCCTAGAAGGGCCACGCACACACCCCATATAAAATAATTTACAGACTTTTTCAATAACGATAGGATAATCCCATAGTAAATGACGAAACGCGCGAAAGCGTTGGTGGTGTGTTCGAAAGGCCATAGCCCTAGCTTTGGGGACAATTGCGAGAAATCGTGAATCCAAATAGTATTACTTGATTTCATTTAAATAATACCAATAAATTAAAATGTCGGGTTTTCGTCTAGCTTGTACTCACAAAACGTGACGGGTCGTTCCTTGTAGTCGATGTTGTTGTACAACCCAGCACGTGCGGCGGATCGTATCAACCAGCGGAACGTGTCCCAAAAGTCCCGGTCGTGGGCGTAACGTTCGGTGGCCACGTGCGCCAACTCGTGCATCACCACGAAAAAAGTTTCGTTAAACGAGTTCAGGTTTCCTTTCTGATCGTGTAGACACACGGCGATATAACGTCCCTTGTTGAGATTGTAGGCAAAGGCGCGTCGGTTTTCTTCGTGTTCCATTTCTCCGAGTTTCCCGGACCAGTTGTGTTTTATCTTTTCGGTACGTGGATCGGTCGGGTCCAACACGCTAACGAGTTTATAGGTGTGCGTTTTGAGTTTTCGAAGAAACGCACCGATTCGCGGATCGCCGGAACAACGCGAACGCCTATTTAGGACCACCGCCACCACCACTACAACCAGGACCGCCAAAACTGAAAACGATAACCCTCGCATTTTTTGTTTAATATAATAGACTCTTTTTAAATTTTTTTTAAACTACATATTCTTCATCATACTTTGCACTCCAGACAGTAGCATACTGGGGTCGAGCGCACTTTCGCCCATCTGACTCGCGTATTGTTGGGCCAGTTGCTCGATGCCTTGCATCAGTCCCGACGGAATGCTATTGATCGTGGTACCGAACATGAGTAACGTGTTGAGATGCGCCCAAATAGCCTCCTTCGTGTTCGCGGTAATATCGGGAGTTTCCCAAACACTCTTCAAATTCAGTTCCTGATTGAGCGGATTACTCGCATCAAGCATCAACGTTTCATCCTTGTTCATAATCTGATCGGCGTACGGCCCGACATGTTCCATAAACACCATCAAGACCTTGCGAGGATTCGTCTTTTTGAGCATTTCGAAAGAGCTTTTGTAAACCTTAATCTTAGTCTCCGAGGGAAACGTCAACGCGAGTTCGTCAATAAAGTGCTCCATCATCACGGTAAAGGAACCGATGGTGCTCTCCGATGTCATTCTTATTTAGATTATTAAAGTCGGTTATTTTTAAATGGTTTTTCCGCGTTTTGAAATATTGTAACGCTAACAAAGCAAAGATCCCGGTGATTAACACGATGCCTAAATAATTGCCCGTGTTGTTAAACCTTTGTTGCATTTTCGACTGAACTTCTGCAAGCTTCTGGTGGTACTTCATTTTACTAAGTAATCTGTTTAAAAATCCTCATCCATACCGAATGCGTTGAGTTTGTCCGACGTCAACACACCCGCTTTCGTGTACTCGCCTACACGACGCTCGAAAAAGTTGGTCTTTCCGGACAAGGAGATGTGTTCCATAAAATCGAACGGGTTTTGTGTTCCGTAAATCACCGAGTATCCGAGCTGGAGGAGCAACCGGTCCGCCACGTATTCGATGTACTCTCCCATAAGCACGTCGTTCATTCCGACCATGCGACACGGGATGGACTCGATGATAAATTCCTTCTCGTTGTCGACCGCTTCCGATACGATCGTCACAACCTCTTGTTGACTCGGTTTGTTGACTAGGTACTTGAACAACATCACTGCAAAATCTTGATGCATGCCTTCGTCTCTAGAAATCAGTTCGTTGGAGAAACTCAGGCCGTGCATGAGCCCGCGTTTCTTAAGCCAGAAGATGGCGCAGAAGGACCCCGAGAACATGATCCCTTCGACGCACGCAAAGGCGATCAGTCGTTTCGCAAACTCCGGACAGTTTTCACGGCAAATCCAGTTCAAGGCCCAGTTCGCCTTCTTTTTCACGGACGGAATGGTCTGGGCCCCGCGAAGGAGGTGTGTCTTTTCGTCTACGTTTTGAACATAACGGTCTATCATCAAGCTGTAGGTCTGACTGTGAATCGTCTCGTTGAACTGCTGCACGCTGTAAAAACTCTTGGCCTCCGGTATCTGCACCTCGTCGCTAAAGTTCCGCGCGAGATTCTCGTTGACAATTCCGTCCGACGCGGCAAAAAAAGCTAGAATATTCTTGATAAACGTACGTTCATTTTCAGACAATTTCGCGAAATCAGCCTCGTCCTGTGAAAAGTTAATCTCACCCACCGTCCAAAAAGAGGCGACCAGTCGTTCGTACATGTCCCACAGGTCCGTGTACCGTATCGGAAACAAGACGAAACGGTCCGGGTTTTCAATCAGTACGGGCTCTCCGTACTTTTGAAGGAACGTGTCGGTGGTGTATGCGCGCGCCCCGTCGTGAAACACTGGAAAGGACGAAATAGTTTCCTCCTCTCGCGCAGCGTTTATCTCCTTGAGAAGGGAGTACAAATTATTTTTTTTGTGAACAGTCACGCCGCGGATGTTGTGCGTTTTCAATAAACGCTCCGCATCATCGCACCATGGGCAATCCTCCTTGGAGTACATCTTCAGGTTCGTCGTCGTCTTGACTAGAAGGTTCGTCGTCGTCTTGACTAGAAGTTCCATCTTATATTACTATTCATTTAAATCCTTAAATAAGCGTGGTTTCTTGATCGTACGATAACAAGGAGCCGTTGCTCCATAAAATTTTAAGAACGGTACCCGGTAACATGTCATCGTTGTGAAACATGTGTTTCATTTGTAGGTGCTTGTTGTGAAAAAAGTCGTGTTGAGGTCCTGCAAACTTGCAGACCCGATCAAGCACATGAGCCTCGATATTTTCATCCGGGTTTACGAGAACGGCCATGACAATCTTCGGCCCCAAAAAAGTACCAATCACAGCAGCCTTGGCGAGGGCGTCGTGTGAAGGACCGGGATCGTCGGGACGGGTACGTACAACTCGATACTTTTTGTCGCGTTTCCATGTGAAACGATACTCGATACTCTCGTTGGATGACTCGTTGGATGACTCGTTGGATGACTCGTTGGATGACTCGTTGGATGACTCGTTGGATGACTCGTTGGATGACTCGTTGGATGACTCGTTGGATGACTCGTTGGATGACTCGTTGTTTTTCGGTATGCTAATATCCTGACCGCTCGTATATCGATCTGTTACATCCTCTTCGCCGTCTATCCCGAAATACCGGACCACCTTGTACACAACCAACGGAGGTGGCTTGGACGTAATACGATTCAAAAACTCGGCGTAAAACGTTATGATACGTGTGTAATAATACAACGCGTTCATTAAAAAAAAGTTGACGTAGCTCATTTTCATTTAGTAATACATTGTTTCTTTAAATCGTTTTAAAGTTAATAATTCTTTTTACCGATAATGTCGTTAGATCAACGTCATCAACAGAAGGTGTCCGATCTCGACAATCGGCATACGCTAATAACCACCTTACACACGACCATGCGGCGCTTGGAGAAACAAAAGGTACAACACGCGGATGATATATTCGAAGTGCTCCGACTCGACGACGAAATTCACCAAATCCACGATCGTGTTTGTGTGCTGTCGCAAAGCACGGAGACGGACTATCTCATGAAAGTGTCGACCGTCTTGCAGGAGCATAACGAGCTTTATCACCCGGACAAAGAGTTTTCTCAAATCGTAAGCAGCGACCAAGCGTCCATTTGTAGCTACGTCGAAAAGAAATCGCAGAACAAGCGCGGACAGTTGCTCACGTCGTACATGCACAAGATTGAAGGAAGCCACAGCACGTCGGCGGCGCACACACCGACGGAGCTCCAGCCGTCGATCGGTACCCACGGAATTATGTGTCGCGACTGCGACGTTCCCATGCGCTTGTCGACGAACGAGTCGTACGTCGTGTGTTCGAAATGCGGGAACCACGACGTGTATTTTGAACCGAGCGTGTCCGGTTTGACGTACGAACAAGAACTGAACACGGACACGAGCGTGCATTTCGCGTACAAACGCATCAACCATCTGCGCGAACTTCTCGCGCAACTCCAAGCCAAGGAGCGTTCGGAAATTCCACACGAAGTCATCGCGAAGATGCAGGCGGAGTTCAGGAAGGCTCGAGTGGTCAGCGTCAACGAAGTCACGCAAACCAAGGTGAAGATGTACCTAAAAAAATTGAACCTCAACAAGTTTTACGAACACGCGCGACAGATCACAAACATCCTCAGTGGCAAGCCGCCTCCGATCATCTCCGGTGAGCTGTACGAAACCCTCGTCAACATGTTTCATGACATCCAAGAGCCGTTCGAAGAGGTTTGTCCAAAGAATCGGAAAAACTTTTTCAGTTATTCGTACATTTTGTACAAGTTCTGCGAGCTCCTCGGTGAGATTGATATGATGGAACTGTTCCCTCTGTTGAAGAGCCGGGAGAAGCTCTACCAACAGGATTGTATATGGCGCGATATTTGCAAAATCACCGGTTGGGTGTTCCACAAGAGCGTCTAAAAAAAAACGAAAATTACAAAAATCATTTAAAAAAGAAACGCGTTGTAGCTGTAATAATGGAAAAGGTTGATCATTTGGAAGAGGATACGATACAAATACCGAGCCAGCGATTTGCGCTCATTTCGATTGTGTCACCGACGTCGAATCAGAAATTCAGCACGTGTGCGCTGAAGATTCGTGGAGTGTTTGCGACGGAGGACGAGGGTAGACGCCATGCGGAGAAACTGTCCAAAGTGGACACGACGTTCGATGTGTTTATAGTGGACATGTACAAGTGGCTACCGATCCCCCCCGATACCGACAGTATCGAAGACAAGGTGTACCAGGACAAGGTCCTCAACGATCTGATCCAGGGACACAAGGAGCAACAAATACTCGTCAAGCAACACTTTGAAGAACAAAAGAAAAATAACATGAGTCATGTGCCTCCTCCACAGACCATGGCCGAAGAAGAACAAGAAGAAGAAAACACCCCTCTGAGTTAGTTTTGCTTTTTGATTGTGATTGTGTTCTTCTTAACAGTCTTACGATATTGATTTTGTATGTCCTTTATTTCACGGTCGTCGTGTTTAGGGTCGTACAAACGATTGTGGGCGTTCCAAAACCTGGGGTGCCCGACGCGAAAAGATGTTTTAGGATCGAACAGTCGAGCCTTGTACCAGAACACGACGTCTTCGATTTTGTTACTCTTGATCGTATTATCAAGAACGATACACTCGTAGTTTTCGGTGCAAGCGTCCATAACCTGATTAAACATATCAAACGTGGGAAAAATCCCGAAAAAGTTTTTATAAATCTTTTCCCGATTCTGTAGGATGTTTTCTCTAAACACAAATATGTAGTCGATATTCGACCGCAGGTCGGGAGACAAGTCCATACAATACTGCATGGTTAACATGAAAAACACATTCCAATGACGCCCGTTGTAAAATATCTGCCGCATGATCTTCTCGCGTAAAAACTTTTTGTCGTACATGCAGTCGTCCAGGATAATAAACACGGGACTGTCGCGTTCACCGTTTTTGATGAGCGCGCGTTGTCGCGCCACGACCTTCTCTATCACATCGGAACGAAACTCGTTATAGATGAACAAATCCGGAACAAACTCTTGATAAAAGCAATTACCCTCCTCCGTCCCCGACATCACCACACCCGCAGGTAAGTGCTTTTTGTGACACATGATATCTTTTACACACGTCGACTTTCCGCTCATGCGCTTCGCGATATACACCACCACCGAATTGTCCCGCATCGTTTTAGGGTTGAACTTTTTGATCTGAAGATTCATTCGTGTGGTTTTACTTTATTAGGCTTCATTTTTCTTCGCAGCAAACCGCGCGCGCGCACGTATGTGTGTTCTTTACGTTGAAAATCAACGTATTTTTTTTCTCTGCTTTAATAATATTAACAAACAAACATGGGAGGAGGACTTATGCAACTTGTAGCTTACGGCGCCCAAGACGTCTTCCTGACCGGCAAGCCCGAAATCAGCTTCTTTAAGGTGGTCTACCGCCGCCACACCAACTTCGCCATGGAGTCTATCGAACAGACCTTCAACGGTAACGCCTCCCTCGGTAGCCGCGTGACTTGCACCATCAGTCGCAACGGCGATCTCGTCACTAACATGTGGCTCGAGGTCACCGTCAGTAAGGACACCGAAGTGGTCAACTCCCTCGGTCACGCCCTCATTGAGTACATCGAGCTCGAGATTGGCGGTCAGCGCATCGACAAGCATTACGGTGAGTGGCTCGACATCTGGTCCGAGCTGACCCTCCCCGAGGAGAAGCGCGCCGGGTTCAAGGAAATGATCGGTCGCCGCGACACCGGTACCGCCACTGCGCTGGAGTCCACGAAGCTGTACATTCCCCTGCAGTTCTTCTTCAGCCGCAACCCGGGTCTGGCCCTGCCCCTCATCGCCCTCCAGTACCACGAGGTCAAAGTCAACATCCAGTTCCGCGACCAAGGCAGGCTCGATCTCAATGCCGGTTCCAAGACTCTCGCGATCTCCAACCCCCGCCTTTTTGTCGACTACGTCTACCTCGACACCGACGAGCGTCGCCGTTTCGCCCAGTCCTCCCACGAGTACCTCATCGAGCAGCTCCAGCACACCGGCCCCGAGACCACCCGTTCCTCCAACTTCCGCCTTAACTTCAACCACCCGGTGAAAGCTCTCGTGTGGGTGGTCCGCCGCCCAGATGCCGAGCCTCTCGAGTGGGGTACTAATGTAGTGAGGACGTACAACGCCGAAAGTGGCTACGACGGCGCCGTTCCCGCGGGCGATGCTTTTGAGACCTGCAAGCTCCAGTTCAACGGCCACGACCGTTTCACCGAACGCGACGCCTCTTACTTCCGTCTGGTCCAGCCTTACCAGCACTTCACCAGGATCCCTTCCAAGTACATCTACACCTACTCCTTCGCCCTCAACCCGGAGGCTCACCAGCCTTCCGGTACCGCCAACTTTTCCCGTCTCGATAACGTGACCCTGACCCTCAACAAGATTAACGACGCAACCAAGATGGGTAACGATTCCGAGCTCCTGGTGTACGCCATCTCGAACAACGTGCTTCGTATCCAAGCGGGGATGGGTGGCCTCGCCTATTCCAATTAGAAGAATTTTCTCCCTTTTTTTTAAAAAATAAACTAAAAAAAAACACTTAAATTAAACTAAAAGAATTACCATTTTTTGTTGTATTACATTCGAAACTTGAATAAAACAACATGAAATCGTAATAAAAATAAAACGTGCCTACTTTTCGTGCCTCTTTACTGGGGGGGGGGTGGTTTTGGGGTTCATTGTTGTTCCCCGTTTACACCAATAATCTTCTCTAATTGATTATTACCATCTGGTGCTCTAGTAGTACCTGCTTTAGTTTTAGGACTGTCCGAACCGGTGGTATCCTTACGTTTCCGAAAGTACTTTTTATTCCGAAAGAATTATTACAAGAATTATAATACCGGTTGACATTTATCATACAACTATTTTTTTTTTCAAAGGACAAATCAAAACTTTTTAAAGAGGTTTCGGTCAGTTTTTTTTTTACCGTACAAACACGCAAATATGCCCGTGGAATGGGGGGGGTGTCTCTCTCTATTTACGTGATCCATGACTATGTCTGTGTGTGTTGCCTCGAGTCCTTATTGATGTTTAATTTCGTTAAAGCGTCCTTCTCGGGATAAGTTGGCCACGTTTTTCCACACGCCATCTTCTTTGTATATACTCACACCTCTGTAACCGCGCTTCGGACACCCAGCGCAGATACTGTTGATGGTATCGGTATCAAACGCCCAGTTTTTGTCGACCAGCCAGTCCCTCATGAAAGAGTTGCACGCAGTCTTGTCACATGTCGATACACCTGCACCTGCATCTACACCTGCACCTCGTACGAACACGTACATGCCCGTGGAATGAATGCTAGCCGAATGACCAGTGGTATTATTTTCGCCATACATTAGCGTATTCGACACAACTGAAACCTCGTGGTCTTCTAGACTAACCCAAGGATCTATCGGGTCCCAATGTCGGTAATACCACTTCGCGGTGTACGGAACTGCACTAATAGACGATTTTTTAATAGTACGGTCTTCGTTAAAATAATTTCTCCCGTTCACTACCGACTGGTCACAAATGAGCCAGCGCGAGAAATCGCCGGTAGTAAACAAAAATTCGGTTCCGCCGTACCCTTTCAATTGGTCGTTCCCAGGGAACCATGTTGCCGAAGTACCGGGAATATACTTTATTTGTGTCCACCCAGACCCGATAGAGTCTCGATTGGCTTGACTTAACGATGTATAATTAACACTCGAGTCACCAAACGGCGGGGTGGTCACGGGCGCGTTCGCGCATTTCATGGAATATTCATTACACACTAAAGGAGATTCACATGTATTGACCGAACAAGACTCTCCTAAAGATGCTAATGCTACTGCGCCCGCTCCACCATCAAGAACAACAGCAGCCGCTCCACCACCATGAACACCAGCACCCGCTCCACCAGCACCACCCACTCCGTTACCGGAACCGGTAGTACAATTCGGCATCGAGCACGGCTTCTCTTCTTCGTATCCGTCGTTGTATTCGCACGCGACTCCTCCGTACGCGCCGTTTTTATTGATCGTGTAACTCCTTACTTGTGTACCGTCGGTACCACACGCCGTTGCGGAGCAAGACGACCACTCGCCCCATTTGAAGTCGCAATCTACGGGTGCGTTCGCACAAATCAAATCGGAACACACTAACGGGGATTCACACCTTTTTTCGGTCGAACAAGGGTCCCCTAAAACTGCTTTTGCTGCTGCTGCTGCATCATCGTCCTCTCCGGTACCGAAAAGATCCTCGCGTTTCCAGTACGCCACGCCTCCCAAAATGATTAAAACGAGTACTATCGCTATGATGAGAATGTTTGACATGCTTTATTTATACAAAAGTCTTTTTTTTTTAACAAAGAGATCTACTTGATTTACCCCTTACCGCCCTAGGATCCTTTTCGAACAAAATATTTTTTTTAACAACACTAAAAACAGAGCATATTAGTGTTTGATTTTGTTAAAGCGTTCTTCTCGGGAATTAGCGGTCATATCTGTTCCTATACCGTCTTTTACCATAACACTATATGTTTTACCAAATAATTTCATACGTGAATATTGGCGCTTCGGACACCAAGCGCAAACACCGGCGACCTCATCGGTTATGAACGATTTGTTTTTGTTGACGACCAAGTCCCTCATGAAATCGTTGCACGCAGTTGTGTTACATGTCGGTATAACCGGTACAATGGGCGCGTGCCCGCAGGTCATGGAATATTCGTCACATACCAACGGGGATATACAATCTTGTTGGGTCGAACAAGATTTCCCTAAAGCTGCTAATATTGCTGCTTGGTGCGCTGCTGCTGCTGCTGCTTCTGCTGCTGCTGCGTTTGCTGCTGCTGCTGCGTTTGCTGCTGCTGCTGCTGCTTCTGCTGCTGCTGCGTTTGCTGCTGCTGCTTCTGCTGCTGCTGCTTCTGCTGCTTCTGCTGCTGCATCATCGTCCTCTCCGGTACCGAAAAGATCCTCGCGTTTCCAGTACGCCACGCCTCCCAAAATGATTAAAACGAGTACTATCGCTATGATGAGAATGTTTGACATGCTTTATTTATACAAAAGTCTTTTTTTTTTTAAAAAAAAAGAAGAAGGGATTGACCGGTCGTTTTCAGTTTGGTTTGTCGTAGTTTTTAAACCAAAGGCATTGCAGGTGACTAGCATCACGACATCGTGTCGAACAGAAAGGACGGTCTTTCATCATGTATACGGGTCGTGAAATTAAGAGTGTACTCGCGCAAAACGCACATCGAGTAGTCTCCATGGTATAAGTAGTAATAATAAAATCTTTTTTTTTAAAATCAATTATGTCTTCAACGCATCTGGAAATGGGCAGATATATTCGTCAAATTGCGTTTAATGCGCGCACGCAACTCCTTATCTGAAATTGTCGCGTTGACTTTGGGAAACGTTTTGTTCGGATGGACGGTGCGTTGTATTTTCAAATAGTTCTTTCGCGATAAACGTGACGGTGGTGGGTTTGGTCGGTTTGTTGCATTCGAGGACGCGATATTCTCAATACGCATGATTAACGTTTGTAAAGTGTTCGCGTTGAGTTGCAATCCTCGGGCGGTGTTTTTCATACTCGTTTTAATACGATTGAGTTCCTGGTACTCGTTGTTAAACGCGTTCATCATATTCGTGTTGTTATTATTCGAGGAACTAGTATTCATTCTGTTTGTCATAATCGTGTTACCGTTTCGGTTCGACATTAAGACAAAAAGATAAAATACACTTAATGTCGAAAAAACATAAAACGCATAAAATAATAAAAATTTTCTTTCAAGCGATATATATGGTCATACTTGTGTCCACGGTATGATTGTTCCAATGTTCTAAAAATGCCAAGTCATCCACGTCCATGAGCTCTATAATAAACTGATTGGATCGGTTGATACGGATCCGGTCCATCTCGACGAAACGTATAATCCGGTCATTTGTCAAGTCTTCGACTCTGTTTTCCGGAATCTCCGTGGTTCTCATTGACAAAACGGTTCGACAAATCGGACAATTATCGTGCTCGCGCAACCACTTTCGCAGACACGTCTTGCAAAAATCATGCCCGCAAGAGGTGTGGGTTGACTTGATTAACGGCACCGAGTTCATACATATCGGACAATCCGCTTCCGCTTCTTCCAAATGGTTCGTCAATTGCTTCCCATGCACCTTGCAATAATGTTTGTCCTGAATCGTGTAGCGTGCACGGTTGGAACACTTTTCATGTTTGCGGGTATGCGCGGAACAATACATTTTTGGGTCTTATTTAAATAGTTATTTGTTTCTTAAAGGTGAATTTTAAGCGCGGTGTGTAGTAACCCCCCCCTCCCCTGATCGAAACCACCATTTTTTTTTATCATACAAGTACAATAAAAAGTCGGGGCGAGAATGTTGAATATCATTTCGGTGTTACATGCGCTTCTTGTAATGTACATAGTGATCTTACCGATATGTCCCAATGTGACGAGAGAGCTGGTGTTGTTACACATTGCGCTGATCAGTAGTATATTGTTTCACTGGGCCTTGAACAATGACGTGTGTGCCTTGACGCTGCTCGAACAACGTGTGTATCCGGACACACCAAAAGAGGACCTGTTCATGCAACGCTTGGTGTCTCCGGTGTATACCGTAACAAACAAAGACATTCGTATAGGAACGTACATGATTTTATTAGTAACCGTTATGAAATACTATTTAACGAAATGGACCCTAAATTAAAAGTAAAGTCAACAAAAAATGAATCGTGTGGTGCGACAGACCATACACGAAATGTTGGTCGACCGAGGGTTTGATACGATCGATACGGACAACGTGGACCGCATTGTCGCGTCGTCCACGGCGAACGGTAACCGCGTCTTGGTGTATTTCATATACGACCCCAAAGTAAGCGTTAAAAACATGAAGAACATGCGCGAGATGTTGGACGACGATCCGACGAAATACACTGTGTTGATCTTGGTGTACAAAGCGACCATCACCTCGTTCGCCAAGCAGTTCATCGCCACCGACGTCAACGACCTGAACGTACAAGTGTTCTCGGAGAGCGAACTGTCATTCAACGTGACCAAGCACGAGCTCGTTCCCAAACACGACGTGCTGTCCCTGGAAGAAAGGGCGGCGGTGGTCCGTCATTACAAGACGGGGCTCCGGTATTTTCCGCTCCTATTGTCCACAGACCCTGTAGCGAGGTACTACGGAGCCTTGCCGGGCACGATGATGCGTATCACCCGAGACAGCCCCACCGCGGGAAAGTACACCTTGTACCGCGTGGTGGTTTAAGAAGAAAACTCGGACGGCTCGAGCCGAAAAGCGTGTTCGTACATTTCCCGGGATCGGTTACCCATGATCGCGCGTTGTTCGAGCGGAGTATCTATCACGCGTTGTATGGTCTTTTCGAACCCGTCCGTGTCGAGTGTGTAATAAATCCCTAACGAGTGCGGCTTCTCCTCTACGGGTGGAATCAAAAAGCCGTTCACGCCGTGGTCGACAAACTGTTTCATCGGATGTCCGTCCGTGGTGACCACGAGCGCTCGGACCGATAGCGCCTCGTTTATGTAGTGTCCGAACCCTTCCGCATTACTCGGGCACACGTGCACACCGCATCGGTTTAATTGATGCGTAAGCTCCGTGTCCGTTGTTTTCCGTTGAATCATGCGAACGTTGTCCGCGACCATAAAGTGGTCCACCGGAATGTCTATGTATTCGTTTCGGGTCGGGTCTCCGTAATGAATTATAGTCAGTGTAGGCCATTCGGGGTGTTTCAACCACGTTTCGAGAACCAACTGCGTGTTTTTGAACCGCGACACCCCTTTCACGTGCAAGAATTGGTTGTAATCGGGAACCACGTTCGTCAACACTCGGTCGATCGACGACCACCCCCAGTACTCCACTTTATTTTCGGGGAACTGTTTGGTCAGAACGTCGTACGCATATTTGGTTTTAGCCACCAACATATGCACATCACGCGCACACCGAATGTCGTTCGAGTTCATCATTTCAATATTGGGAATGAAGATGTTACATTTCGCGTTCATCATATGAGGGGACGCATGTTCTAGGAATATACGAATACCTCCATGTGGTGGTAACGAACGGTCGGTGTGTAAAACCGACTCGGGATATTTGATATTCGAGATACGATATTTGGATTTCAACACGTTGGCGAGCACACGCGCGTCGTTTGCAAGACCTTGTGTATCGTGATGACAAATCTGAATTTGCATTTTTTTGTACTTCTCAAATATAATATCCGGTTTCGACGTACTCATCAAAGTCGCGACTGTAATGGGGTGTGTGATCACGGTTCACTGGGTGCTGGCATGTCGCGAACACTTTTCGGTCGTAGCCGAGAACCTCACAGCCGTGAAGGTGGGACACGAGCTTAATCTTGTTTTGTAACAGGTGGTTGTTTGCCTCGCGCAACACTACATTACTCGACGACGACACTGGGGTTCGTCTCTTTGGGAAATACAACTCGTCGAAACGATCTGCAAAAGCTTGAGGCCCTCCTATACGAAATATGTCACGTTTAAACAAACCATATGACATTGCAAAACACATGTAATTAATCATATATTGCATGAACGGGTGAAACGGCTCGGCGCACAAGAACCCTTGAAAGATGACGTCTCTTCTATAATGTTGGTTTGGCGATTGAAAGTCCCGTTCTTGATAGTCCGATGCGGATACTAACGCGTCGGTATCGAAACAAACAATCCCGTCACCCAGACTTCGTACACAACATAGGTCGATGTCCACATACACACCGCCGTGTATATACAACACACAATATCGGAAAAAGTCCGCTTTGAGAGACCCGTTCAGGATGCGTTTGTACGTTGTATACACACGGTCGTCGAAATATGCTCGAATGAACCGGTCTATGTCGGTGTCGTCGTATAACGTATACTTGAAACCCGGGTGCATGTCGATCCACGAAAGACGGAGACGGTCTACTTGTGGATCGGTCGCCTTAGTTTTCCACGTTTGATGTATCCACTTGGGAATCATTATTCTTGAAAAAAGGTTTTTATTTTAAACTAATCACTTCTTCGCCCTCATTGGCCACCAACTCGGGTACGTCAAAGCGTAACATTTCCTTGATTACTGTACTATAATTGGAAACGTCAATATCGGTAGGCATGTGGATATCGAACACCACGATCATTTCGGACATACCACCGCGTTGATTACAAGGGATTCCTTTCCCCGGAATCCGCATTGTTTGGTGTTGTCCTATAATCAGGTTCGATTGGGTTTCGACAAAGAACATGGACTTGTCCGGGTGTTTGATTCGACCTTTAAACCCAAGTAGTGCTTCACACAAACTGATGGATTGTTTGTAAATCAAGTTGAACGTTCCGTTCTCGACTTGGAACACCGGGTGTTTCTGCATGCGTAATTGCACGGTCAAGTTCATACCCGGGATTTCGATGCGCGTGGTCAAAGGTGTTTTCGGGGGTACGATAACTTCGTGTCCGTTGACTTTAAATTTTTTACCCATAAACATCTCTTCGAGAGTCGTCGGTACGTCTACGACGTGTCTCATTTGTTGAAATCCCTTGAAAAATTGTGAAAAAATGTCGTGGTTATTAAACGGGGTTTCGGCGGAAGAAGGTTTCTGTGTTTTCTCGTAAGCGTCGTTGATTTCTTTGAAAGTTTCCGGGTTACCGCCCTTGTCCGGATGATGTTTCATCGCGAGTTTGTGATACGCCTTTTTTATACCTTCCTCGGGCGTTTGAGGGGAAACACCAAGCACTTCGTAAGGTGATCTCATTTGTTTTTTTTGAAAAGGATTTATTTTTTTAAATTAAACTAAAACTTGCAAAAAACAAAACTCAAAAACTTGCAAAAAACAAAACTCCAAAACTTGCAAAAAACAAAACTTACTAAACAAAGTCTACAAATTCATCATTTGTATTTTCTTCCATGATGTACGCGATTTCCCCATACCCTTGTAGCGATCGAACTTCGTCCGTGGTGTACAAATGACAGATGTCCGCCTTATTATCTTGAAACGAGCGCAAAGAAACCAGTATCGTGTCTCCTTTTTGCACACGGTTCGTTTGCCCCTTTCGCATACTCCCTCGTATGATACATAGTCGATTCACGGTGTCCGAACACGTACACCTAAACCGGCCGTGACCCAACGCCTCGTCTACAACAGCATATTCTTGACCGTTCTCTTTGAACAACAATATCCGGTTGGTTTCGGACGACCCATTTTTCATCTTCTTTGCGCCTTTCCCACCTTTCCCGAAATTACGAACCATTGTAGTAAGTTTTTCTTCCCTTTTTTTGTTTTAATATCCTTAAGTTATTTTTTTTTTTTAGTATTTAAAAGGTTCCGTCATGATATTTTCTTGTGTCGTACTCGCACCACCTGTGTACACACCCGGTTGTTCGTACCCGGAGGTGGAACTCGGCGTGTAGTAATTCAGTCCGAAAAAGACCACTATGCCGGTGATGATCGAGTACACGAAGGTGTTTTTATCGAACAGTTCCGGGTTTTCGCACTTGCGATACAAGTACAACCCAATATATAGAATAATGGTGGACAAGCTCGCAAACATCATATTGGAATTCATTTTTTTTATTACACTGATACTTTTTTTATGAAAACGAAACACATATATTGACACTGTACATATTCGCCCCTTTTGTGCTTTTGGAAAGCTCCTTTCTTTTCTCGACGACCGTCTTATCGTGTCGGTGACGAGTGTGCGCGTCCATGTCCCGCTTAATGTCTTCCTTGTACTCTAGCGCGTATTTCAATACGTTGTTGTCTATTGCCCATTTGAAGAATGACAATTGCGCGACCGTTGTTTCCAACGACCGACCGTCCAGCTCTAATACTACACGCCCGTGGCGCCTGAATGGGTCGAATAGTCGTTTGGAATACGCCTTTAACATGTTTTTGTAACTTTGATGGACGTTAAACGGTATATTCTTTACATAGTACACCACGTTCCTCGATTTCGAATAGTTCGTAATCAACCAATCTACAAGCCGTAGCGATACGTTTGCGTTATCGTTGACGATCGACTCAATCAAGTTGAATCGCGTCTTGTTTGTGTAATACACTCTTAACGAACTGAGGAGTTTTTGTGACTTGTTCTCCATAATCTATCTTGAAAAAGGATTCTTTTCTTTAAATTTAAATTAAACGTCTTGCATATATTTGAGAATGAGTCTCTTGGCGACGTTCCACAATACGATGAGAAGCACGCCGTTCGTCAGAAGCCCTAGTACGCTCATAGCACCGGTTTCAGGACTGACAATGTTCGGGATCTTCGATCGCATCCAATCTTGGACGGTGGACATGTGTATCACGATGTACGAGACCAATAACACGATCATTTCGTTCTGAAACTGTTTCATCTTGTCAAGAGCAGGCGCGTGTGCGGGAGGTGCAGCGGGTGTGGCGGGGTATGTTGGGTCGAGGATATGTGGTGATGTGGGGTAGGTGTACGATACTACAGGTGGTCCTGTTGCTTGTGTTTGTGTTTGTGGCGGGTTGTTGTTGTTGTTGTTGAGGTAGTTATGTGACGGCTTCTCTGCTAAAGTCGCGGGTGGTGTCTGTTGTTGCTGTTGCTGCTGTTGTTGTTTACCAGACTCCATGCTACGTAACACGTCACTGTACGACATGACGTCTAAAGGTTGTTTGCGAATGTTTGTGGATTCTTCTTTCAGCGCGAAGATAGGGGTGGCGTCTTCCATTATACTTGTTTAAACTTAATTAAAGATACTTATCGTAAGCAAACAAACACACACACACATACACACACAAAAAATCTAATGGCTCCGAAAAAGAAATCTGGGTCACAAGAAATCTGGTGTTGGTGGTGTTGTCATGATTTCTCGAGTACGCCTTTGTCGCTTCCCGTCGCCTACGGTGCGAAAACTAAACAATTTACAACTTTCGGGTATTTTTGCAGCTTTGAGTGCATGAAAGCGTACAACCACTACGAAAACGTATCACAAAAAAATAACCAGTACATGTTGATCTCGTTGATGTATTCGAGGTCCAATTCAGAATCGCCGTTCGCGTGCGTCGGATGCGCCCCTCCTCGACAATGCCTAAAGGAGTTTGGGGGTGATATGACGATCGACACGTTCCGTGAAAGTTCGCGACAAGGGATCGTGTACGATATACAACTACCGCCTGTCATAAAAGCGGACTATGTGATTGATAAACAACAATCCAATTGGGTCATGCGGTCCGATTCGAACAATAAGACGACGGATACCGTGTTCGATACCACCGTGTCCAAAGTGAAGAACAATGCGATCAAAATTCGTTCAAATCCAAAGAAAATGACGACGCTAGACGCCGTATTCGGAATCACTACTACTCCTACTGATTAAGAATTTTTCCAAATGGTGGATATTTTATCGAGTAGGAGGAGCAAAAAGGTCAGTAACAAAATGGTCGTCAAATCAAGGCGCGAATCCCATTGTTGCATTTGGGGGATTTGGAAGTACTCTTTTAACGCTGGTGTTCTTCTTGTTCTTGTTTCTTCTTCTTCTTCTTCGACCCAAGACGGCGGTGGCGGTGGTGGTGGGTTCCGTAAACTCTTCGGAGAAGGTCTGATCGTATCTGTCAATTTTTCAGTGACTATTTTCGTACGATACTCGGGTGTGTGAGGAAACAACTCGGTGATTAAATCTTTATCAAACAAAGCAACGTCGATGCGTGTCGGGCGAGAGTCCGTGATGGCATTCGGATGTTTAAAAAAGGAAGACGACGACGTTGGCGACTTGTTTAACCGATCGGTGGGGAGTTGTCTCTCACTAATATCACTCACCCCCCACGCGTCCTTAATAGACGTCATGTTCAGATTCATTATTGTTATTTACGTTTTCTTTTTTTTTTTTAGATTGATATGGTATTTTGTT